AATTGTAGATGTGAAAAGCTTAATCAACTATCACATGTTGTTTGAGTATATAATCTCAATTTCACGTATATACGAGTTAATGAATCCAGCTGCCGATCTTAGGCAGAAGTATTTGGATGATGCAGAGGCACTGCTAACTCAGGAACCTCTTGACAGGAGCGCTGACACTTATGTTCAGTGGGAGCAAGTATTTGACTCCGTTCTTCAGGATATCGAAGAAGGTAAGTTAAGATATATCCAAGATATCAAACAAGCCTTGGACAGAAATAGGGCATATACTTTATCAAAGTATGATGCAGAACGTGATGCGTACTATTCCATGAAGGGAACAGCGCAGAGCGGGTATACTAGATGTCATGAATCTCTGATATCCAGTTGTTTCGAAGTTGATCAATATGCAGATCAATTTGTTGAATTCGACGAATACGTGGGTTTTGTATCCAGGTATCCAGAAAAGGATGAATCTTACACTAGTGAGATTCCGTCTGTGCGAACGATCCTGATTAATAATCCAGGAAAGTTCAAGCCTCGTATAATTCATATAGGAGATAATCCTATACAAGATAGGTGTTCTTACATCCATCGCAGATTAAAGAGGATTCTGGATAGTATGAAGTGTGATTGTACTTCAAACCAAGAGAATGGAAGATCTTTCCTAAAAGATCTAACGCTAGAATGGTTCATTACCAATAATAGTATTGATAAGAAGGGAATTTATGGATTTGACTTCTCAAATGCCACGGATACTTTAGATCAGCACTTTCAATATCGAGTGCTTGATTACGTTTTCGGTCCCGAAGTTGCAAACTTCTGGGATAAAGTGAGTAAGCTAGACAAATATATGTCAGACTTAAGTTTGGGAGAGACTGATTTCCCTTACCACAAGTATAAGCAAACTTGCGGACAGCCTCAGGGTTTGTTAGGAAGCTTTGATGCTTTCGCTTTGGCACATCATTTCATATTCTTAATGGATATGAAAGTATTAGGATTGGTAAACCATAATGCTTGGGAATTTTACCGAGTACTTGGTGATGATTCTGTTTCAAACAGTATCGATCCTGAAATTGACACGTACGATGACAATCAGTCACCGGTTGATAGAGAAGGCATCCGTCGATCTTTGACAGAGCGAGTTCATTTTGATATCTGCGAAAATTTTGCAGGATTCAAGGTGAATTACGATAAATCAAAATCGATTCATTATAGTGATTTAGAAGCAAAATTAGATTTTGCTAAAGTCACTTATAGGAATGGAATTCTCTTCACTCCCGTACCTTTCAGGCTTGCTATGAATTATAGTAAGAATGCTAACACCCGATTGGCAGTTGCCATATGGAGAATGGAGCGAGGCGATAGAAATGCTAAGGCCTTCATGGACTTTGTACTTCAGGACCTTGATCCAGAAGTTAGTGTAGTTGTTAAGAGCGGTTGTATCCCGTTTCTTAGTGGATTCAGAGAAGATTCACTTCAGATCAATGAACCTTTTGCTGCTAGAATTAGATATGCTACATCTTTAACATATCTAACAACGGCACTTGGGTTCTGCGGTTTATCCGACAGAGATAGAGATAAATCTGAGGAGCATATCCTAGATAGGGCTCTGAAGACTCTCTTCACCAAAAAGGTTAAAAGGAGAATCAATGATATTGATCCGAATCACAAAGTAATGATTGTGATGGAGAGAAATGCTGAGATTCTGACTATACTTGATCAGATCTACGAGTTTACTGAGCTAGATGATCAATATCTAGCACTTGCTTGTTCATCCTTGGGTGAAAATTCCCTAAATGGAGAATTATTTGATTGTCTGTACAATCTCGCACAGACATCGAAAATACTCAGGTTGGCAAAAGGCAACTCTGATGTTGATGTGTCTACAGTCTTTCCAGACTTTGACATGAAGATGGAAAAGGCTTTAAAGCACTTTTCAGAGAAATTCATAACACGAGGGCTAGCAAAGCGTCCTCGAGAAGAAGTATTTATGCTACAGAATATATTAGATACTCTGAAGCAGTTAGAT